ACTAAAACATTTCAAGTAGAAAATAATATAACAGACAAATGGGTAGGATTTAGAAAAACTTTAGAGCCATTCCAAGCCTCAGCTGGTAGCACTGACCCTAGAATTTCAGTAGGTATGAATTTCCCAAGTAATCTAGCTTTAGGTGATCTTACTCACATTGATAATTTTACAATAGCTGAAAAATTTGACGTTAACATTTCTAAGATGAAAAGCGTAAGACGACAGTTTTCTTATTTAGGAGGGTTTACTGGAGTGCATGAGACAGAAAGTATATTTAGTAATGAGCTATCAAACGATAATAATTTTGTCGGACAAATAGAAAGCTCTTATGAGAGAGCCAGAGAGACCGTTTTAAAATCTTTAGAGCAAATAACTACCCAACAAATATTAAACGACAATAGAGACTTCCTAACAAAGTATGAGGGCGTATTTAAAAACGTAGATATAAGAAATTTAGGGCTACATAATAAATTATGGATAAATTTTGGAGGTGACAGCCTACAAGAAGAAAAGTCTGGCTACCTAGATTCAATGAAATTCGATGTCAAAAATGCTACCTACGAAATTAGAATGCACTTACCAAACCAAGACAATGACGCTCTTTCTACATTTAAGTCAATAGCCGAATAGGTAAACTGATTTTTGTTTGCTTTCCCCAAAGGAATTTATTCTGGAGGGGATTTTTTTTAAAATTTTCTTTAAATAATTTTGGTATATTAAAACTTTTTTTTAAATTTGGTACATATTAACAACTAAAACTATTTAAAATGACAAACGAAACATATTTTATTTTAGAAAATGACTGGGTAGGTTACCTTGATGATGGGCAAAAGTATTTCAGTTATGTTGACGCTATTAACGCTTTACACGAGAAACTAGAGGACATTAATTATAACTGGTTAAATAAAGAACATCCAAAATCAAAATGGAATGTTGAAATGGTAAACGGAGAAAAAAGAACAATCGTTTACAAAATATCGGCAACTAAAGCTAAGAAGCTAATTAAAACAAAAAATTATAATTTATATTAAAACTAAAACTATGGCAATACAAAAATACAACGTAAGAGTAAAGTACCCTTATATAGCTATTGTAAATTCTAAATCATATAGCTGGAGAGGTAACAAGAGACCTAGTGAATGGGTTATTCATAAATTCACTAGAAACGGAATCATTTTAGATAAGTGGGGTAATGCTAAAAACTATTTTACAATTACTTCAGATTTTAAAAAAGCTATTTCTAATGTTAGAAAATGGTATTTTCCAAATCTAAAAGCTACTGGATGGACTGAAAAAAAACAGTATAAGACAATCAAAGGCGAGTCTGAGATTGACTTACTCCTAAGAATTAAATCCGAATATATATGAAAACAATAACTAAAATCTTTTGCGCCTTATTCTTTGTAATGATTGTATTACAATTTATAAGAGGCATATTAATAAACTAAACAATGATTATAAACGTACAAGAAATTTTTAAACACGAATTAAAGCGTTTAGGTCTTAATAAAAAAGATGTAGCCGATCAGCTGGGTATAACCTATCCAGCTTTGGCTGCAAAGATCAAAAACGTAGATAACTTTAAATTCAGTGAACTCAGAAAGTTAGCTGATCTTAATATTAACTTAAAACTCGATATATACTATGACACCAGATTTCGCTCAGAAGATGTTTAAGGTTTTCCATGAACTGGAAACTTTAACCAGAGATAAGACCAATCCATATTATAAAAGTAATTACGCTGACATAAATAGCGTTTTAGGACAGATAAAACCAGTATTAAAAAAATATGGTTTTTACATTGTGCAACCTATTATAAATGATAGGGTATGCACCTTTTTAAGAGATGAGACTGGTAACAGTTTTCCAGAAATGCCAAAAAATGCAAACGAACTTAATGAAGTTTCTGAATTGCATGGTATAAAAATAGAAAGTAATGAGCCACAAAAAAAAGGCTCAGAGATTACTTTTTATAGAAGATTCGCCCTTATTTCTTTTTTCGGACTAGAAAGTAAAGACGATGACGCTAATGCGACAGTCAAAAACAATAATTATAATAATCAAAATTTTCCAATATGACACAATTTGAACAAAAACCTAACACTTTCGTTTTATTTGTAAATGACAAAAAAGCGGACAATCAGCCAGATTTTACTGGTAAAATAAAAACTGAAAACGGTAAGGAGCTAAAGCTAGCTTGCTGGAAAAAAACTTCTAAAAATGGAGTTAACTACTTAAGTGGAGTAGTAAATGAATTTGATGACAAGAGCGTCAAATCAGACGGTTTACCTTTTTAATTAACTGGCGGCTCTACTGGGTCGCCTTAAATTTTTCACCATGGCAATAAAATCAATAATAGATAAAGTAGAAGAAACTAGCCCAGAATTTATCGAGGCTACTAGAATATTTTTTAAAGCTGAGCTAGATAAAAAAAACAAGCAGCTTAAAGAATGTCAAGAAGATTTAGAAATTGTAAAAGACGCTAATCGCTATCTTAATTCTAAATACAAAAAACTAAAAAACAAATATTATAAACTCATTAATGAAAAGCAAAATGAAAAAGATCAAAGAGTCAAATAGTAAATATCATAGAAATAAAATTATTTCTGGCTCTGGTCTTAAGACTATTTACGATCAGTCTATTTATTATTTTTTGAAAGAAAAAAGGACAGAGACTGACGCTATGAGATTTGGTACTGCGGTGCATACTTTACTATTAGAAGGTAGAGAAAAATTTAGAAATGATTATTTCTTTATGCCTAAACTAGATGCAAGACTTAAAAAAAATAAAGAGCTAATAATTCAGTACAAAGAAAAAAGTCAAGGTAAAGTAATCTGGGACACTGCAAAAGGCAGAGAATTTTATTACATATATCAAAATTTTATTTCTTACCCTTTGGCTCTGAATTACACTACTGGCATTGTCGAGCTTTCTCATTATGATACTTTTCAAGATTGCAGCGTAAAAGTTAGACCAGATTGCTACGAGCCTAAGAACTGGGTCGCTGATGTTAAAACTAGCCGAGACATAACTCAAAGGTCTTTTAGATCAGAGATAAGGCGTAGACATTATGATTTGCAAGCTACATTTTACTGCGATGTATTAGGTATAGACCCAAAAAATTTTAGATTTATTGCTGTTAGAAATGTCTACCCATTTGATTGCGAGGTTTACAGCCTTAATGAAGATATGATTTCTTCTGGTCGTTATAAGTATAACATAGCCCTAAATCAGTGGAAAGAGTATCTCAAGACTGGTAATGTGACCAGTTTCTATTCTGAAAACCGCAACGAAGATGGCTCTATAATATTATGATACATTTAAGACCCTATCACATAAGACGACTTATAGAGGCTGATTTAGGTATTACAATAAATACTAAATCCAGAAGGCGTGATCTAGTTGAGGCTAGACATATTTATTGCAAAATAGCTAAAAAACATACGAGTTTCTCACTACAAAAAATAGGTAGAGAAATCAAAAGAGATCATACCAGCGTACTTCATTCAATAAAAAGGGCTGACGAATTTTTGTCAGTAGATATAGACTTTAGTAATAAATATCATAACTTAGAAGATAAATTTTTTGAATTGAGCGCTAATAACTTTGCAAGGTTTTTAACTAAAGAAGATAAGTTACAAAATGCAGTGATGCAATATTTTAAGCTAAAGCACCCTAAGGCTTTTGTCATACACTGCCCTAACGAGGGTAAGCGTACACCTTTTGAGCGCTATAAATTTAAATATTTAGGCGGCTTTTCTGGTGTGCCAGATATTTTATGCTTTGACAATCGAGGCGGTTATTCTGGTCTGGCTATTGAGCTTAAAGTAGGATATAATAAACCTACTGACAATCAGAAGGCTTGTCTTGAAAAGTTAGAAGATAAAAACTGGCTCGCTACATGGGTAAATAATTTTGACGATGCAGCTGAAATTATAGACAATTATTTTGATTTTAAAATAGATTTAAATGTATAACGAATATAAAAAGGTCTATTACAACGAGGTCAATCAAAAGGCTTGGCGTACAAACCATACTGACGTAGATAAAAATTTAAATTTTGAATATGTCGGAAATATGACAGAGGCTGAGTACGAGCTTTTAATAGAGACTTTGTTTGAGCTTTATGAAAACAATGAAATAAGTCTTAAGGCTTTTAATAGAATTTTTGGAGATATTAGAACTTTTTGCGACTACATAAAAAAACTCGTAGAAAACGCCTAACAAATGAAACCTACATATTACGCTATTTTACCAGCTGAGGTAAGATATTCTAAAGACTTGTCGCCTAGCGCTAAGATTCTTTATGCCGAAATAAGTGCGCTAACAAATAAGAACGGTAAATGTTATGCGCAAAACTGTTATTTTGCTGAGTTATATAATGCAAAAAAAGGGACTGTAAGTCGATGGATTTCACAATTAGAAAAACATAAATTTATAAAAATCAAAGTTATAAGAAACGAAAATAAACAAGTTACTAAGCGTTACATTTTTGTTAATACCTCCCTTAAAAAAATCACATACCCTATGGTAAAAAAAGCTAAGGATAATATTAATATAAATAATAATAATATAAAAAAGAATACTACTGCCGCTTTTAGCTCTCAAGTTTTAAATTCTTATAGCCATATTGTAGAATTATTTCCAGAGGCTAATCGCCCAAAAAATGAGAAACAGAAAAACGACTGGCTACAAATTATAAAATTATGCCAGACAAAAGATAAGATTAACACCAGACAGCTATATTACATTTTACAAAAAGTAAGATCAGATGAATTTTGGAGCGAAAATTTTTTATCATTGCTTACCCTTAGAAAATCTAAAAATGGCGTAAGAAAACTAGATAGGTTTTTAGCAAAGTTTAAAGACAAAAATTTTGATTTAATTTATGAATCCAGTAACTGAAAAGATCACCTCTGAAATAGAATTAGCTGTTCTAAAAGCCTTAAAACCGTATGGCGATTTTAAAAAGTCAGACGATAAGTTTTCTACTTATGATATTTTTGGCACTACAAGCGGAGAAAAAACACTTATAGAAATAAAAAACAGAAGCACTGAGTATGATAATTGGTATATCGAAAAAGCAAAAATTGACAGACTCGTAGCTCTAAAAAATAAAGCTAAATATGAGTTAAGGATTTATCTTTGCATGGTCGTAGAAAACAAAGCCTATTTCTATAACGCTAATGAGGTTGCAAAATGCCAAGTAAAAGAAGTTTACATAAACAATTACACAAATGAACAATTTAATATTAAAAAAATTATGCCAAAAAAATCAATAAGAAAACTATATTGCTTTCCCAAAAATATTTATAAAACTAAAATTCTAATATGATACAAGACTTTAACGACATAGGTATTTTCCCTAAGTCAAACTCACCGAATCAAAAATTAAAATGTCCTAAATGTTCAGACCAGCGCAAAAATAAAAACGACAAGAGTTTAAGTATTAACTTAACAGAAGGTCTTTATAACTGTCATCACTGCGGCTGGGCTGGTAATGTAAAATTTAAAAAGAAAAAAGAGTTTATAAAGCCAGTAATAACTAAAAGTAAGCTAGGCTATAAAACAAAAAAATGGTTTTCAGAAAGAGGTATATCTGAGGCTACGATTGTAAACTGGCAAATAACAGAAAGCACTGAATTTTTTCCCCAGATAAATGATAAAAGAAAAGCTATAAACTTTAATTACTATCGTAACAAAGAGCTGATAAATGTAAAATACAGAGACGGAGAAAAGAATTTTAAGCTAGTCTCTGGAGCTGAGCTAATATTCTATGGTCTCGATAATATTGCAAACTCTGACAAAGCGTATATTGTCGAGGGTGAAATGGATGCCCTTAGCCTCTATGAAGCTGGTATTTATTCCGTTGTCTCAGTACCTAATGGAGCGTCAAAAGGCAATCAACGCCTCGACTATTTAGACAACTGTTTTAGCTATTTCAAAGATAAAAAAGAGATTATCCTTTGCACTGATAACGATAACGCTGGTCTTAACTTGAGAAATGAGCTAGCTAGAAGGCTAGGTAAATATCGCTGTAAGTATATTGAGTTTAACAATTACAAAGATGCTAACGAAGTCTTAACAAAAAAAGGCGCTGAGAGTCTTAGAAATATTCTACAAAAAGCTAAATCATTTCCCTTAGAAGGCGTAATAAATATTAATGATATATGGGACAATGTTTTACTCTTTAATGAAAAAGGCATAACTAATTATTCAATAGGTCTTAACGATTCTAATAATTATTTTAATGTTTCTTTCGGAGAATGGAGCGTAGTCACTGGCATACCTAACAGCGGTAAGTCAGACGTTTTCGATCAAATAGCAGTCAATTTAGCTCTTAGTCATGGTTTTAGGACAGCCTTTTTTGCTCCAGAGTCATTTCCATACGAGGGACATATAAAAAGAATAGCTAACAAACTAAATAAAAAAAATTGTACTAGCGCTGACTTAGAAAATACAAAAAATTTTATAGAAGATCACTTCTATTTTATTAAAATAGACTTAGAAAACTTGACACTTAAGTCAATACTAGAGAAATTTAAAGAGCTTGTATTTCAAAAAGGCGTTAATATTTTAGTTATTGACCCTTGGAATATGTTAGACCATTCCGCTCAGAGAGATTTCACCTATATAGGCGCTATGCTTTCTCAAATAACTCAATTTGTTCAGCAAACTAATACCCATTTATTTTTAATAGCTCACCCTAGAAAAATGGAAGTAGACAACCAAGCCTATAAAGTACCGACTCCGTATGATATTTCTGGCAGCTCAGACTTTTTTAACAAGGCTTACAACTGTATTACAGTTTATAGAAAGCTAGGAGAGATTACTAAATACGGAACGGATGCAGTTGAGATTCATATTCAGAAAGTAAAACGTAAAGAAAATGGTCAACAAGGTACTTTTATGATAGCTCCAGACTTTAAAAACGGTGGGTATTATTGCTCCATTGACAAAGAAAAACAAAGACTGACCAGCGTAAACGATAATCTACCTTTCTAATTATGAAAATTTTAAACTTGTATGCTTGTCTTGGTGGTAACAGATATAAATGGGATGAAGTAACCGATATTGAAGTTACAGCTGTTGAATTAGACACTGAACTAGCAAAACTATATCAACAAAGATTTCCTAATGATAAAGTTGTTGTTGCAGATGCTCATCAATATTTACTAGATCATTATAAACAGTTTGATTTTATTTGGAGTTCACCACCATGCCCAACACACAGTAGAACAAGATTTGCTAGAAGATCTACAACTTCACCAAAATATCCAGATATGAAACTATATGAAGAAGTAATATTTTTAGATAAATTTTTTAAAGGTAAATATGTTGTTGAAAATGTTATACCTTATTATGAACCGCTAATTATAGCACACAAAAGAGGAAGGCACTTATATTGGACAAATTTTTTGTTGCCAAATATATTATCTCAAAGAAAATCACCAATAATGGAAATAGATGGTATTGAAAAATGGAGTTTGTACCATGATTTTAATTTCTTAAAATATAAAGGAAAACAAAGAATAGATAAAATTGCGCGTAACCTAGTAGATTATAAAGCTGGTAAAACAATATTAGAAACAGCTTTAGGAATAATAAAAAAACAAAATACAAAACAAACTTCAATTTTTGATTTATGACAGAGTTACACTACGAGGCTTTTAAGTGGGCTATGGACAATAACATAAGAATTTATCCAAAGGTAAAAGGAAAAAACTTTGTGCTTATTTTAGAGCGTGAAGGTAGGCAAGAGACCTCTGGGAAGGAATATTCTAAAAAAGATTACCAAGACATAATTTGGGAATTTTATCTAACTTTGTATCAACAAAACAAAGACAGTAAAAAAGGTGACTGAAATAAAAATTTATCCGATCATGGGCTTTTGTATAGGCTTAGAGTATTTAGATGCTTTTCAAGTAGAAACCATGAAGTCAATAGACATTTATTTCGGTATCTTTGGAGTCTCCTTTAGATGGTTATAATGGCTTACGACCCAAAAGAATTAGAAAAAAAATCACTAGCTGCAATACAAAAACATAAATTAATGTTTATTGAGCATATAGTCGCTTTTTTGCCTTGTTCTAGGGCAACTTTTTATAACTTAAAATTAGACGAATTAGACACTATAAAAAAGGCAGTAGAAGAAATGCGAGTTTCAAAAAAAACTAAGATGCTTTCTAACTGGATAAATTCAGAGACTCCTAGTCTCCAGATTGCAGCTATGAAAATGATAAGCGAAGAACACGAGGCTCATAGACTCAATGGTACTAGGCAAGAAATAAAACACGAAGGAGGTATAAAGTCAACTCTTATTGAATGGAAGCCAGCCAAAAAGTAGATCAGTTTTGCAATCGTCAATTCTATGATCTTATTGAGTCTGACTCTAGATATTTTGTAAGTCAAGGCGGTACTCGATCTGGTAAGACCTATGCCATTTGCCAATATATAATTTATTTACTTACAACAAGACAAGACCCAATAGTAGTAGATGTAATTAGAAAAACACTACCAGCACTTAAAGCCTCTATAATGAGAGACTTTTTTTCTATTGCTGAATCTACTGGAGTTTACTTTGATGGCTTGCATAACAAGGCTGAAAACACATTTCATTATGGTAAACACCTAGTACGTTTTCTCTCCATAGATCAGCCGCAAAAAATAAGAGGCTCTAAAAGAAACATAGCTGTTTTAAACGAAGGTAATGAGCTAGACAAAGAAGATTTAATACAAGTGGCTTTTAGATGTAGCGAAAAGATTATAATAGACTTTAATCCTTCTGACCCTATTCATTGGATTTATGAAGATATTATACCTCGTGAAGATTGTCAGACTGTTATAACAACTTACAAAGACAATAATTTTTTATCACCAGAGATCATCAAAGAAATAGAGCGTATGAAAGACAGAGACCCAGACTACTGGCGAGTCTATGGCGAGGGTCAGAGAGCTGTATATTCTAACAGACAGATTTTTAATAATTGGCAATTTATACCTCATAAAGATTTTCCAGAAGTAGACTT